GTCTGGTTTTACTGACGGGATCTTAGGTTTAATTTCACCAGAAAGTGGATCAAGTTCTGGGAAAGAAGGGAACAAAGATTTGTTTTCAAAAGAAGAAGAATCATCATCAACATCTTCTGATTACAAGAGAGATTTTGAAAAGGGCTATGAAATAAAAGAATCAAAGGAAGAAGAAGAATTTGACAAAAAGCCAGTAATCAAAGATGTGAACAACAATAATTATGATCCTGAAGGTGTTAAAGAATATGACTCAAAAGATTTAAGAGAAATGCTCAAACCAAAAGATGATGAGGATGAAGATCATAGAGAAAAAGGTATGTTCTCTGAGATTGACTTCTCTCAATTCTCGAAGAAAAATGTCTCAACCTTAAAATTTGAAAGACTTAAGAATTTCTTAACTGGTAAAGGAATAGATACATTTGAAAAAGCTTTAAACTTGAGTTATTTGAGTCATATTCACAACAAAGATGACTCATCTGAAAATCAAGCAGAGTTTCAAATCTTTAGGAAAGTCATTGCAGAAGAGTTAAAGCTAAGGAAAACTGATTGGGAGAAATTATTTTCCGAAGATGTATCAGAAGACTATGAGAATCATGAATTTTCAGTCAGGTTTGCAGTAAACTGTGGACACGCAGCTGCTAGAAGATTAACAAAAGACCTGGGAAATAATTTTAAAGATGTAATTAGAGAAAAATTCTTCCATGAAATGAAGAAAAAGACTGCAGATGATTATGCAACTTATAAAAGATCTGCTATGAGAGCTGTTGTGACAAAGGTAGATATAAGAAAAGCTAAAAAGGCTCTTAACAAGGAATTGAAGGATCAAAAAGGTCAGAAGCGCAGTGTTCTAGAAGGAATGATTGAGGTGTTGCAGACATATCAAAATATGAATCGTCCTCTTGCAAATTTACCTGAGCTCTTGAAGAAATTGATATCATTAACTGGAACATATGCTATTCTTTTCAGAAAGCAACAAATAGGTGGAACAAGAGAAATCTTTATTTTAGATGTCTTTTCTAGACTGTGTATTAGTTTTTCTGAAACTTTATGTACTGTCATTAATCGAGAACTAGATTGTGAAATGTTGACAAAAGGAGACATGAAGTTGATGAGAAGCACTGAACATCTAGATAAAATTTCAGCTTCAGTTAAAGACCCTGATAGAGATGTAGTCACATCGATAGACTCAGGTGATTGTACAACTTGGGCACAAAGATTTATCATGCCTGTTTTCTCTGCTGTCTTTAGACCATTGATGGATGATGAGTTATGGTCAATCGTGAATGCTATTTTGAATCTGCACGAGAACAAAATATTAGAACTGCCTCCGTTTTTGTTGAGCAAATTTGTTTTGGATCAAAAAACAAAATCAATGGATCCTGGAATGGAAGAATGTAAAGATCAATTTCTGGGTAGAGTTGATAGACATGACTTGTTAGAAGAACATTCAAAATTGCTACATAATAAGAGCAACATGGAACAAGGTATTTTGCATGAACAATCATCAACAATACATGCTTGTTTGAAATATTTGATGAAAGAAGTTAATCAAAACTTAGTTTTCCAAGAATTGATAAAAGTTGTGCCATCCAGCTCATTTGCATTCAAAAGGACAGACAAGGTTTCATCAGATGATTTCTCCACAGTTAGAAGTTTAATTTTCAATCATAAATCAATTCCTGATTCAATGATATTTACTATACTCAAAAGAATTGCTCAAATGATACAAAAATCAAGTAGTCCAAACATGCCAAAAAACAAAATCTCAGAAACACTTAAGAAGATGCAAAAGATAAAAGAAGAGATCAGTCAAATGGATTATAAAGAATATGAGACTGTTCAGGATATAGATAGAGCTAGAACAATGCTTAGAAGTTACATGAAGAAATTCTTTGCATTCACATTAACTAGATTGTCTTTACTAGAGGAAAGAATGATGAAACTATTGACTATTAAACAGTCAGAAGAAAAATCTACAATTGCATCACTCAATTACATCGAAGAGTTCAATTCAACTTGGATCCTTTCAAACACAATTTTGTCTCCAAAGATAAAATTCTTTTACGGAGCAACATGCTTGAAACCTTTGTCAAACTTTTACAATAAAATTAACACATTGTATGATTTAAGGAAACAAATGGTTGAAAATGGATCTTCACAATTATCAGCAGCAATTGTTCAAGAGTGTCAGTTTTCTCTACACTACATAACATTAGGAGCTACAGGAATAAGACAATTCAATGAATTTAAAAATTTGATCATACAAAAACCTACTGTATGCTACGGATATTTCTTAAAAGAACCTGATGTCATCAATGGGATTTTTGGTTTTGATTACACACATTACATGGCTTGCAAAAATTCTAACTTGTATTCTCGATCTGAGTATATGAATTATGCTAAGGATGATTTAGAATTCAATGAAAATGGTTTAGCAAGCATTAAAACATACTTGTTATTGGGACAAGCCACTCGATACAATGATTTCTTAAAATCAATCCAGAAAACAGTGACTCTTGATTGGCGAGAGAGAATAAAAGAAGATCCCTCTATCTTGTACAGAAAACCAATGGATGATGAAGAAGTTTTGATTAGAATCATGAAAAAAGCTCATACTCCATCTAGTGCAGATGCATTCAGTTTCTTGTCAACCAATAAGCTGTTTGCATCTTCAGTGTATGCATTAACGTTCCCTTGCGTTACTAGGAAAATAAATCAATTCACCTCGGAAATTAAGATTGAAAAACAAAGTTTAATAGGTGTATTAAATGATTTCCAAATTTCTGATAAGATGTTTTCAGAGCAGGAGTTAAGTATAATGTTCCCTTCACGATTATTTTATGATGACATCACTGAAATAGTTACAAACTCTATGAAAATGAGGCTTATAGAGGGGAATACAAATCAAGTGAACAGATTCATTGTAATGTCAATTCCTAAAGTTGCTGTGTTAGCTCCTGCAACTCTAGTAGAGTGTTGCAAATGGAAATGGTTTCCATGGATGGGAAAGAAGAGTCCTAATTCTATCTTGGAATATTCATGGGAAGTTTGGACTACAATGTTCCCATGGTTGTCTGAAAGTTACACTACAACATTAGAAAGAGGACCTATGAAATCTGATATTTCTCTTTATGAATTTATAACTAGTATGAATCCTAGCAAAAGATCATTCAAAGTTTTGACACGAGGGAGAAGGAAAAATGATTTGAAATCAACTATTGCATCCATAGTTAAAAATGGTTATGATTTAAGTGGCAAATTAGAAGCAGGATCTAATGTTCAAACATCAAATGTATCAAGAGATCATGACATTTTAGTAAATGTTAGAAGAGATTTAAAGATCATTTCTGAATCACCTGCAAGTGTCTGGAGGAAATTAAATATAATCCTGGAAAGTTTAGAAACACATTCTGAGAGAATGAATTTACTAAGAAGAATACATACTAAACCTACCTTTGGGAAAAAATTTGTAAATCTCATTATTATGATGGTATTTGCTAGTTGGACCAGCATTAACCTTGACGAAGAAACTAAATCATTGATCACTTTGTCAAGTGGGAAAAGAAAGCTTTTTGCTGAAATTTTACCTGAACTAAAAGGAGGAGTGTACGGAAGATTCACTGAAAGACAAATCTTTGATGTTGACAAACAAAAATACACAGGAAATGGAGAATTTACTGGATTCATTGATGAAATGCCAGTGGTATTTAGTTTGGTTGATCACAATTTGAGATTGATCAAAGTTAAGAATATGAAAGATTTCCAATCCAATAGATTTATTGTCAGAGATTTGATTAAAGATCTCAAACTCACTACAACAGCTGAACCTATGTTAAAAGCTAGAATAGGACATGGTATTGAATGGTATGATATAACAACTGCCAAAATGACAAGAGCACCTATTTTACATAGTGTTCCAGTTATAGAACAAAAGGAACTCCAGGTGGAAAATCAAATATTTGAAAATAGTGATTTGTATTTAGATCTAGTTGGAAATCAGTTGAGATTAATGTTGAGAGCTGAAAGAGCTAGAAGTTCTACAGGATTTCAAAGATTGAAGACTAATTTGGTAGTGGCTAGTGTTCATATCGATTCTCATATAAGCAAAGGAGATAATTTGAAAACTCCCTTGAGCATTGTTGAAAACAACTTTGATTTCATAAAACCTCACAATCAGTTTCAAGAAAGTTTTGAAAATAGAGATGTCTATTTAGCTTTTGTGATGAACAGACCAGCTGAGATTGATGATTTGTATAATTATTCCGTTACTTTATTTGATGAAACTAAACTTTTAACTTCGAAGTTTTTCGAAATGGATCAAATTGCTGATAATCAAAGATCATTAACTGGTCTTGAGAGTGAATACACATATATGTTGGATATAAACAATATGTGGACAAAGATGCAAAGAATTTTCTGGGACTTGGTCGAAAGAAAAATAATACAAAAAGATGATATTAAGATCAAGTCTAAAAGACATTATGACATTCACAATGACAAACATGAGAAAACACCATATGATGAAGAGAAAGATAAGGCCTCTGGTCCTAAAAGTGTGATTGAGGAAATCGTGCAAACAGAATCAGGACCAATAATTATCTATCATGAGGACAAAGAAGAATACAGGGAAATAGAAGATAAATTTCACAAACTTTATAAGCACTTCTCTAATGCTATATTTAAGCCTTTGAATTTAGAAGATTTTGACATAGAGACACAGCTTGAATTTTTCAAGATTATACACACTGAATTGTCCGCACACAATGAGAAGAGATATTTATTTCACTTCTCAAAGTTTGAAGAATTCATAAACTACAATTTTGACAAGTTTAGATCTGATCAGAAAGAATTGATTGACATCATATCAAAGTCAACATTCTATTACAAAGGAAAATTACGAAGAGAATTTTGGGAGGAATATGATCTTATTAAAGAGCAATACAACAGTGCAAGAGAAGTTAGATTTTCTTTAAGAGAAGCCTTCTTATCAAGAGTAGAATATCAGAATGACTTAGGCATGAAAACAATCAACATTAAGAGTGTGAATGATAGTTATTTACGAGCTATGTTGTTAACACAGAAAAATAAAGGAAATCTAGTATTCAATGCTTTAGAAATATTATCAACTGCTACAACTGGAACATCTAGTGTAAATGAGAATCGTATTGATATAACTGATGAACAGTTTAATCTTCTAGCACGTGATTTATACTCAATGAATGAAGAAGAAAACACAGCAGATGTTTTGAACTTCTATAAAGAATATTTAATGGACGAAGAATCAAATGCTTCTGAATTTTATGCTATGGACTCAATAAACGCTGATGCGATTCAAGATACTGTGAGTATGATAGACAGTATCAGTCAGAAACTACTTAAAAATCACGACTATATGGAAATGCTCTCTCACAAAATTGCACGACCCTATGTTTACTTTTGCTCTTTTTTAGACTCTTTATTGGTGATTTTGAACAAAAGAAGAAAAGATTTATCCACTATCATTAATCATTTTGTCTGGTCTGGAGAACATGTTGATTTTGAAACCTTGAAATTATTTATTCAATTAAAATATCCAACAATGGATGAAAACAGTTACAATTCATTGGTGGATTTAGTATGGATGTGTAGTGTACTACTCTGCAATGATCTTAAAACTTCACATCTATCAGCAAACTCATTATTATCATTAGAATTAAATCAGATGAGATCAATTAGAGATGAAAATAACAAGAAAAAGAGAGGCGGAAGATTCAATAATTTGTAAAGTGCTATGAGAATTATGAAATAATGTAAATAAACAAATAAAAGACAATTCAACATGTAAGACAGATGATATTCAATTATCATTTGTTTTACATTTTACCACCCG